AAGTTTATTCAAACCTTGTTGATACTCGAATGTTACTTGTGTTTGCATACCAGGAAGTTTCTGTCCCATGGCATTTAAGTCTTTTTGTAGATTAGCCACACCTAAAAATGCGGATAAATTTACCGATTTATCTTTACTCATCAAATTAATTAGACTAGTCCAAGCTACTTGAGCCTTTTGAAAATCTTGCGTCATATCTTCTTCAGATTTGGGTTTACCTGTAGAAGTAAATTGAGTGTATCCCTTAAGGATATCTTGAACAGCAGTTTTCATATCTGCCAGTTTTTTCTCTTCAAGTTTTAGATTCTTGGTGGCTTCTACTCCAGCTTGGCGTATGGCATTAATTCGATTTGCATCGACTTGAGTCATTGCTTGAGCAATTTGTAACTCTTGTCCACGAGTTCTTGCTAAAAGACCACGATTATTTTGTTCTTGGCTCGCACTAGACGATGCCGCAGAAGCAAATCCAGCTGCATCTGACAATGCTTCTTTAATAGCTACAAACTCTTCTGGTTGTGTTGCCTTTCTCAATGATCCCATTGCAGTATTTAATTGTTCTTGAGCTCTATTCATCTGCGCATAGGCTTTATGCACATTATCCATGCTATCTAGTCTAAATCCAAATTCCTTATCTGCAAATGCTTGGGAATTCTTAGTGTAATCTCTCATCGCATCTGTCATTGCTTGGCCGCCATTTTCGGCAGTTTGTTGCAATTTTTTAACTAATCTTTCTTGGGTACTAATAATATTCCCCAACTCTCCTTTTAATGTTGAAACACTATTTTTATTGCTTTGTGCAATATCATCTGTGATTCTTCCGTTAATTTTTTGAAGCTCAGTTAGTACACTTACTGTCGAATCTTTTATTGATTTATTTGTTTCAATTGTACTTTGAACTCTTTTTAAATTTTCTTTGTCAATTTCTTCAGAATATTTCTTTTCCTGCTCTAATAATGCAACATGCATGGTACGAGCTTTTAATGGAATATTCAATAAATCGGCAACTAATGGTGCCAAAAGTTTTCCAGTTTCCCAGCTTAACCAAAGAGCACCAATAGCTGGAATAGCTCGCCCTAAACCAAGTAAAGCAACTTTACATGCGTTGATACTCCATAGCCAAGTGCCAAATAATTTAATAGAGGGTGCAACAGCCGCTACTACTGCGCCCGAAAATACAAATAATCCTGGTGTTCCCAGTTTAGATAATGCGCTAGTTAATTTTTCTATTACACCTAATACACTATTTAGTACTGGTAAGATAGACTGCCCTAATTCAATAAAATTAGTTGAAATTTTATTTGTTAACTGTGCAAATTTTTGTCCAGGAGTTTGTGCAACTATACTATAGACACTATCGGCAAGGGCTTCATTAGCCTCTTTGATTTTTAATGTATCCGCAACGGCTTCTTTATAATTTTCCCCTAAAATTGAAACAGCACCTGTCAATGCCCTTAAATTAGTGAAGGCTTTAGCTAATTCAGAGTTACTACCCTTTGTCTCAGTCTCTAAGGCTTTTAGCATTGGTAATAAACCACCAAATTTACTTATGGCTTGCTCAACAGTTTCTACCCCCCATTTTTCAGAATAAATTGCCTTCAAAGCCTCAGTTGGCTTTAAAGTTTGAGATAATATGGCTCGCATCTGAGTAACAGCTGTGGTGAATTTAACACCTTGGCGAGTCATTGTAGAGACTGGGCCTAATACTTCTTCTAAAGAAACTCCAAGTTCTCTAGCAATAGAAGCAACTCTACCAATTGTATCTTTCATTTCACTAAACTGAAAACGACCAATTTCCATGGCTTTAAACAGTTTACCTGAAACATCCCCTGCACTATCTGCACCTAATTTAAATCCATTTATAGCAACTGTTAAAGTATCAACAGCATCTGTAGTAGTAGAACCAGTAGCAACAGCTACTTTCATAGCTTGCTCTAAAACTTTCATTGATTGAGCGGCATTGCCTACTTGGTTTTGCAACGTTAAGTAATAACCTGCTCCAACATCCGATAATGGTCGTGCAAATAATCGTGAAAGTCTAACTAAATCAGACTCAATCTTATCCATATTAGCACCTTTTCCAGCGACAGTTTGGATCATACCTAACTGACGACTAAAATCAGCACCAGATGTAACCCCTTCTTTAAATGCCTGTCCAAGTGCATTTAGACCAGTAATAAGGTAACGAAATTGTATAATTTGAACGAGTGTTCTAAAAGATATCGTAAGTCTTTGATTGCCACGCTGCAATTGGTTGGCCGCCGATGCATGTGTGGCCGCTAAATTTTTAAGCCTAGCCCCTAGTTGCGCAACAGCACCAGTGGTCCCAGCGCCCATAGTTGTGAATGATTGTACAACTTGTTGTGCCGAAAGTTTATTTGCATTTGCAAATTGTGCCGCTTCAGCGATGCCACCTGCAAAAGCTTGCCGAGTTGTTGCACTTACAGTGTTAGGCAGTGAACCCCATGCAGTGGTTAACTGTTGTATAAGATTCATTTGCGATTCTATGCCACTAGTAGGAAGTGTCGTCCCTTTAGTAGCTACCATATTAGCTTGAGCCTTACTAATAGCTGTAAATTGGTCCAATAATCCTTTTGCAGACTTTTGCATCATATCAAATGCTTTTGACGCCCCTGCGCCACCTGTGTTCCAGCTACGTATCTCTTTCCCAGTCGTGGCGAGAATCGTATTTAATGAATCTAAGGTAGTTCTAAGATTATTGATGGAGGCAATTGCTCCACCAGCGTCGAATCCTAACCTCTGAATAATGTCTTCAGCCATATTATTTTACCATATGTGTTTTAACAGTCATCGCTAGTAAGGGTAGTGGTAATCTAATTGATTTTGCATACTGTGTAAATTCCTCTGCCGCAAGGGCTTGAAAAGCATACGGCCCAGGTTGTTTTAACCTTGCAAATAATCTACCTTCTTCTGGATTAGCGTTAGCATTTGAGATTTCGTTATAACATAGGTGCCAGAGATCTGTCGTGTACTCAAGAATATATGCACCATCATAAATTGTTTTTCTTGCACCACTATGTGCCTTACCATAACTAGGTCCAGACATCCATGGTACACCACCTCCAACACTTATACTGTACCCAATTAATGCAGCTAATTTTAAGAATGTGGCATGACTCGCACCTGACCACACAGGTATTCTAGATAATGCCGCATTCATCCAAATAGTGGCCCCTTGAGTTAACGCTGCATTTAACTCTTGGTCTAATAAACGTTTCCATACTGTAGGAGATAAATGCAGCGTTTTATATTCAAAAGTAAATCGCATTTAAGATTTTCCAGGCTTTGTAAATGCCCCGGCCATTTTCATTTCTTCATAATCACGAAGTTGTTCATAGGCTATGATTAAAGCCTGAGTCCAAACATCACATTCTTCCCAAGAATCCTTAACTCCAGGCGGTTTTATTCCTAGCCGTTCACAGGATTTCCAGACTGTGTACTCTCCGGTTCGGTATTTTGGCCAGAGGATTCTTTTTGCGCCCGAACCTGACCAAGTAGAAAAACCTTGCGCGCCTGTTCAAGTTTAGATTCGTCCAATGAATTTGCTTGCATGACACATTGAACAATACGATTAACTTCAATAGTAGTTAATCCAGCAGCCTTAAAATCTTGAACGTAGTTTGTCCATGTATGTGGATTATCAACTTGAACCGTATCCCATTCAATTTCACTAGGTTCTAATGAGTTTATAACTAGATAAGCAATTCGCTTCTCATTGTGATTTTGTAATATTTGTCGATAATTTTCATCATCAGGCATAGGAACCCAACCGTCCTTAGTTAATTTACCTGGAGCCTTTGGTTCTGGACATAAAATATCAAATTCATCAAGATTAATTGCTTGAGCCCGAATGACAATAGTCTGTTCTCCACGAGGAAGAACAAGTAATTCTTGAGTTGGACCCGCAATTGTGATACCACCGATTCTCATAATAACTCTCCCATAAACCTTACAAGGTCAAAATCTGTAGCTGGATTGTAAGTGATCCAGCTACAGTCATTTAAACTAACTTCTAGTTACTGTTGCTTCTGTCGCATTACATTTTCCAGAAACTGATATCGTTGCATCTTGTAGATTAAACTCTAAGTCATCGTATCGAAATTCTGGTAGAACTGTTGTCTCGTCCTGAGAAGTTCCACAAGGAACATCATGCTGAACCTCAATATCTACACAATAAGGTTCACACAAATCATCTGAGGAACTAACCCATTCTGCTGCATTACCCTTATTTTTAAGGGCATCTACAGGTGTGATAGCCTCACTAGTTCCTGTAGTAATATGCTCATAAACGAATTCCAATTCGACTTCGAGTGGTTGTTCGTCACCTTCCTTAACAGCATCAAGAATACCCCGATCAAGTAAATATTCATACTCTTTTGATTCAGTAAAGGTTAAATTACCTTCGCCTACTTTAATCTCAATTTGCTGTGGTAGGAAATTTAATGTGTCACCTTTTTCAGGAACTATAGCGCCCCAAGCAGGTGTGAAAACAATGTTTGTCGTCGGACTTGTTGAAACTGGAGTACGTGCTGTCACAGTATGTATAGTTGTATGATTTACGGTGGATGGAGTAAATCGAGCACCAACTGGGACTAGATCGGTATCCGTTGTATTCAAAACAACCGTGGAAATATTGACATCTGTATCAGTATTTGCCGGCTCTGCTAATCCTCCAGCTGACGCAATAGTTGTGGCATCCACAACACCACCACCAGCACCTTCGTCAGCAATAGACCAGTTTGCACATTGTGCTGGGCCGACACCCCACATTGTAACAACATCTGACGCGATATTCGCACCTGTTGTATGAATAGTAAAAGTATTTGGAGCAAATGTAACA